CAGTATGTTAGCAAACTAATGCTCTTGCAACTCAAGCTGATAGAAATAGTAATGCTATTCTTAATGCTATTGCTGGACAAAATACTCTTATTACTAAAGAATTCTGTGATCTTAAAGAAAGAGAATTACAGAACAAGATTGATACTTAGGGTGATATTATAACTCAGTTAAGAGGTTAGATTAGTAACGATAAACAAACAGAAGCATTTAATGCTGCATTTAATGCATTAAATGATAAGATAAATAATATTGCTGCTAAGTAGCCTAATACTTCCTGTTCAGTGGCCTAATATTGTTGCTGCAAATGCAACTCCTTATATTGGAGGTTGGGGACAGACTAATTTTTGGAATTAATTAAAGAATTGAATATGTTTGGAGCAACTACTAATTATCCATTTAATTTCGCTAATAGAAATGGAATCCCGATGATTGAAAGTTCTTCTGTTGAAGTTACTGATACAAATGTAGTAATTAATATTCCAGATAGGGCTTTTAGATTTCTTAGTGGAACTGGATTGATATTATTTAGGTTAAATACAGAAATAACTAATACTACCCTTCCCATACTATTCTCTTCTAATAGTTTTACTCAACCTTTAACAATAGTTGGAGGTACAGCAGCTACTGGAACTAATATTGCAGGTATTGGTGTTTACTTAATTTATTATGCTAAAAATGCTAATACTATGCAATTATTAACAACTGTATAATATGTTTTCTGCATTATCTCAAGGAAGTCCTGTCTATATATTAGATAAGACTTCCTCTCCAGAATACAAAGTTGGAGAAGTTTTAGGTATAAGTTATCCAAAAATGAATCCTTATAATATAGGGCCTCAAAATACTGTAGATTTAAAAATAAAAATTGAAGGACAAACACAAGAATTTAATTCTATTCCAAGTATAAATAGTATAGTAACATATAATAATGGAAAAATTATTATAAGTGAAACTAAACAAGGAATTTAGAATGAAGTTGAGAGTATTTTACAGAATAGTAGACAAATAGTTAATAATATAGAATCTTACAAGAAGAGTATTGTTGATTGTGAATCTATTCTTAAAAAGTTGAATCCTTAGTTTGCAATAGATAAAGAAAGAGACGAAAGATTATCAAATTTAGAAAGTAGATTTGATGGTGTTGAATCTAAATTAGACAAAATTTTTAATTTAATACAAAAATGATTGTACTTGAAGTTACTGACGATAAATTTGGAAAAATAATGAAAGCTGTTTCCGAAATCGGAAAACATTCTGAATGTCTTGCAGCTATATTTGAAGATTTAAGTGAAGATTCTGAATACGGAAATCGTAAGCATTATGACGATGATGATATGTACGGTTCTCGCTATGGTATGCGCCGTAGTGGCAGACGTTCTTACTGATTATGAATAGAAAATCTCTTGATTTATATGATGATAGACCTGCTTCTATGAAGAATTATTTAAAATATTATGGACAACATTTTAACAAGAAACTTTGTAAGTTTGCTGTTTCAAAAATGGAACATGGAAAAGCTCCGATTCCTAAAGAAAAGGTGGAAGAAGTTTTAAATAAACATGGAGTTGTTTTACAACACAATGAACTTTATGACCATGTATATGTTTATAATATGGGAAATAACGATTTTCTTGGAAGTAGTATTCCAGATGAAAAACATCTTGCTCTTTATGTAAAAGATGTAATAGATGATGAAGATGGATACGATGGAATAGTATTTAATAGATGGTATGCTGATACAGTAACATTAGGAATTCCTATTGAATGGGATGAAATGTTATGATTAAAGATTAGTTTAGTATTTATAATTGGGATGTAGTAATTCTATATGAATGTACTTGTAATAATATTGATTATATAATTGAAACTTTAAAAGACATAAAATGTCCAAATAAATATATAAAAGAAGCATTAGATAATTTAGAAACCTGTAATCTAAATATAGGCTTAACATATTCAAATATTAAATTAAAAAGTTCTGTTATAATAGTTAATAAAACTAGTTCATTCCCTGAACTTATAAATACAATAGCACATGAATATTATCATCTTATTTGTCACATATCTAAAGGATTAGAAATAGAAGATGAAGAGAAATTAGCATACTTAAATGGAGATTTAAATATGCGTTCTTATAAAATTATAG